CTACTGCTATACTCCAAGAAAAGAAACAACTGTCTAGTTTAGACATTGATATTATATTGATAAAACATAGCAAAGAGAACAGGGAGAAGTTGATTGGCGCGACCTATCAAGAAGAGATTGACTTTATTGTTTCGCATGCCGGGCGTAATAGGTTCATTAGCAATCTTGCTCTTAGTCTTACTGGAAACACACTTGTTCTATTCAATCTGGTAGACAAACATGGAAAGGTACTTAGAGATTTAGTAGAGGATAAAATAAGTGAAGGAAGAAAACTGTTCTACGTGTCAGGAGAAACAAAGACCAATGACCGTGAAGCGATTCGGAACATCGTTGAAACTCAGACTGATTCAATTGTTATTGCTAGTCTTGGTACCTTTTCTACTGGTATCAATATTAAAAACATTCACAATATTGTTTTCGCATCTCCCAGCAAATCGCAAATCAGGGTGTTACAGTCCATTGGTAGAGGTCTACGATTGTCAGATGATGGCAGAACGACAAAACTCTATGACATTGCAGATGACTTAAGAGCAGGTAAACCAAATTTTACCTTGCTTCACAGTGCGGAAAGAGTTAAGATATATAATAGAGAACTATTTAAACATAAAATCTCTGAGGTAGTTATATAATGATTTTTCAAAAGAATGATCTGGATCTCGCTCAATTGAAGCTAACCAATGGCAGTGAGATTGTCTGTGAAATTATGGAATGGCCAGAAGAGGATGATAATCAAATTATTGCTCGCAACACCATGACTATAATCAATATTGAATATGAAGGTGGTGATAGAGCATTTGCTTTTAGACCTTGGATTCAATTTCTAGAAGATGACAAGGATTATATTATAATTAATTCGGATCATATCATATCATTAAATCGCCCTACAGAATATCTGGTAGAGCAATACAAACAAGCTGTTCTTGATTCTCATCATGTTGCAAGAGAAAGAAAGGAAGCTTATGTCCAAGATAAGCTAGAAGGATTAAATAGGATTGCTAACGCGCTGGACAGTGTGTTGAAAAAGAAAACTGTTGTGCATGATGAACAGCAATCTGAGACTAATATTATTCGCTTTCCTTCTTTAGATGATGATGAAGGCACTATACATTAAAGTATACTTCTGTTCCCTGTCGAGCGATGCTCTAGTATACCATATTAAACTATATCTGTCAAGTGGTTGCATTAATTATTTTTTTGTGGTATAATACGTGCATGTTAATTATTAGGTAGAAATTGAATGTCAGAAACACCTGCAGTAAAGCTTAAGCCAAAAGAAAAGCCACATTACGTCAACAACGCCCAATTCTCACAAGCTGTTGTAGATTACGTCACCACCGTCAGAGCCGCCAAAGAAATTGACGCTCCTAAGCCAATGGTGACAGACTATATTGCAAGATGCTTTCTGAAGATCTCTGAAGGCTTGTCACACAAAGCCAACTTTGTTCGCTATACATATCGTGAAGAGATGGTGATGGATGCTGTAGAGAATTGTCTCAAGGCTATTGAGAATTATAATCTAGAGGTGGCGACACGTACAGGTAAGCCTAATGCGTTTGCATACTTTACTCAGATTGCGTGGTATGCCTTTTTACGCCGTATTGAGAAAGAGAAGAAGCAGCAAGACATTAAGCTCAAGTATCTTTCAGAGAGCGGTATGGAAATGCTTGTCGCAGAAGAAATTGACAACAACCAAGCGTCTCAGCAAACCCAAGCGTTTGTTGATGAATTGCGGCAGCGTATTGATTATGTCAAGGACAGCGATAGGTCAATTAAAAAGTACTCTAAAGAAGTTAAGCAGAAAAAGAAAAGAACTCGCCATGCAGACTCGGATCTTTCTGAATTTATGTCGGATGAAAAACCATGCGAATAGCCATACTAAATGATACCCATGCAGGATGTAGAAATAACTCTGAAATTTTCATGGACTACCAAGAAAAATTCTATCGTGATGTTTTCTTTCCGTACCTAGAAGAGCATGGTATTAAGAAGATCATACATCTAGGTGATTACTATGAAAACCGTACTTCAATTAATTTTAAAGCACTGTCGCACAATCGCCGAATATTTCTTGATGAGTTGCGTATTCGTGGCATACACATGGATATTATTCCAGGTAATCACGATGTTTATTATAAAAACACCAATAACTTAAACGCTCTCAAAGAATTGCTAGGGCATTATATGTCAGAGGTTAGAATCATTGAGAAGCCGACAGTGGTTGACTATGATGGTATGAAGTACGCACATATACCATGGATTAATCCTGAGAACGAAGAAAAGACGCGCTACTTTCTCAACACTTGTAAGGCTGATGTGGTAGGTGCTCACTTAGAACTAGATGGATTTGAGATGCAGAAGGGAGTGCCCTGTAGCGGTGGTATGTCTGCTGATGCATTTAGACGATTTGATATGGTATTGTCAGGGCACTTTCACACCAAGAGTAATCAAGGCAACATCCATTATCTAGGCAGTCAGATGGAGTTTATGTGGTCAGATGTTGATGATCGTAAATACTTCCATGTTCTTGATACATCTACACGAGAGTTGACACCTGTTGAGAATCCTGTTACAATTTTCGAAAAGATTTTGTACGATGATACCAAACAGCAACAGGCACTTCGCAATGTATCAAATCTTGATGAGAAGTTTGTGAAGGTCATTGTGATCAACAAGACCAAGCCACAGGAGTTTGAGAAGTTCATTGATCGTATCAACATGCGTAAGATTCATGGATTACAGATCGCCGAGAACTTTCAGGACTTTGCGGGTGCACAGGTAGATGACGAAAATATAAATCTTGACTCTACAGATGAATTGTTGTATACTTATATCGAAGCCGTAGATACAGATCTAGATAAAGATCGAATCAAGATGCAGGTTCGTGAACTCATGATTGAAGCACAGACATTGGAAATTGTATGACTTGGTATGATAATCGATTCCCTCAGCCCGAGCAGACCGAAGAAGAGTTTGCATTTCTCACGGCTAACTTTAAAGATACGGATGTGTTATTAGAATATGGTAGTGGGCATTCTACTCCTAATCTAGCACCGCTAGTAGATAAGATGATCACTGTAGATCACCATCCTGACTGGTATAACAAAGTAAAAGATATGTGCGCGGAATATACCAACGTAGAACACGTATTGGTAGAGTTAGACGCTCCTCGCATACCACCAGCGGACTGGAGTACTAATCCAGCACGTAAGTACGGTTATCCTACTCCACATCAATGTGTGGAATCCTACGTACATTGGCCAGAGACACAGACAGATACTTTTGATAAGGTGCTGATTGATGGTAGAGGCAGACAGTGGGTGGCACCTATTGTACGCCCCTATCTGAATGAAGGGCACGAGTTGTTTGTACATGATTATCCTGATCGTGAAAGATACTTTACAATCGAGGCTTTTTATGATATAATAGAAGTCGTAGGAACAATGGCGAAGTTCAGATCTAAAATATGATTATATTTCACACTCTTAAATACAAAAACTTTTTAAGCACCGGAGACCAGTTCACTGAACTTGATCTTGAGAAGACAGCAACCTCTTTAGTAGTAGGGCATAATGGCTCGGGTAAATCTACTATGCTGGATGCGCTATCCTTTGGGCTTTTTGGAAAAGCGCATCGTAATATAACCAAGACACAATTGGTTAATAGTATCAACAACAAAGCATCCGTTGTTGAAGTTGAGTTCTCGGTCTCCGGTGCGCGTTATAAGATTGTCCGCGGGCAAAAGCCTGTGGTCTTTGAAATTCATCGTGATGGTGTTGTGATTAATCAGGACTCACATGCGAAAGAATATCAGAAGATCCTTGAGCAGAATATTCTTAAGTTGAACCACAAAACTTTTCACCAGATCGTTGTGTTGGGTAGCAGCAGCTTTATTCCTTTTATGCAGCTACCCGCACAGCACCGGCGTGAAGTTATCGAAGATCTTCTGGACATTAATGTGTTCTCTAAAATGAATCAGATTCTTAAAGAGAAAACCTCTATGTTGAAAGAATCTATATCTTCTAATAGCCATGAGGTCCAGCTGGTACAGACTAGAATAGAATCACAAAAGAAACATCTAGGAGAATTAGAGAAAATCTCTCAGTCCGCTAAACAAGATAAAATGCATTTGATTAGTGAAGAAGAAGCGGAGTTGGCTCTTCTAAATGTGTTAGTAACAAATTGGGAAGATACTGTTTTATCGGATCTTCAAACCCGCCAGTCTGCATTGGATACTAAGATCAATGAGATGGGTAAGTATGTCTTTCAGTTTAACTCTAAGCAGAAAGCATCTAACAAAGAGATTAAATTCTATGAAGACAACGAAGACTGCCCCACCTGTGAGCAAGCCATCGAGTCCTC